ATCTGGTAGATTAACTGGTATTTCAGTGAGTGGTCCTTAGGGTAGCTCTGAGTCGTCTCGTAGTCGTTCTGGATGACCTTCGGGTCAACCACAAGCTTATGGCCTGTCATCACTGGCTCGAGGGTATCGATGATCCTTCGTTCCTTTTGTGTGCTGTGCCTTACTTCCTCAATGGTGCACGGATGGACCTTGCGAAGTATTGGTTTTAGTAGTTCAACAAACATACCATCCCCGAAGTTACTCTCCACGACAATCTCATTGACCTTGTGTTCTTTGGCGGTCATCGAAAGGAACTTAAGGGTTTCCTCAGAGTATCCCCCTTGGACCCCTCCAGCCGCTGTGACATAAAGGAATCCGTTAAGCATCTTCACGACTGCGTAGCCTGTCTCGTCCTTGCCTCGTCCTGACGGGTCGATTGACATGACGCTCCCGGTATACTTAACGTGTTCGCCAAGCACCTTCATCGGTCGATAGAATCTGTCTCCGGTCATCCCTACGTTAGGTATTGATCCGTCCCACTCGAGCTCTGGGTCCCGAGCCCACACTAGGCGTTCTGGGGCCAGTTCGTTGTCAAGGGACATCACGATAAGGTCCGCAAGCTTCAGCGGATACTTTTCGACGTCACTAAGGTTTGAGTCCAGCATAAATTGAAGAGCATACCCGGCAGAGCCGTAGGATACTTTACGTTCAGCAAGGTCAACATCAGAGAACCGTAGTGGCTCTGTGGACCTTCCTTTTTGTTCTATATCAACACAACAATCAGCGATGTGCCCATCGTAACGCTTAGCGCTTTGGTCCGGGGTGACATACTGAGCAGGCCAGATGCGTGTCTGGTAGCCCCGCTCGGTTAGCTGTCGGTATATTGTGTCTTCGCATTGTGGTGTTCCTAGAAAGATTATCTTTGAGTCATCAAGCGGCTTAATGATCGCATCGAACTCTTTGACTTGTTCTCCGAGCTTGTCTCGCATCATTTGGGTCGCCGAGTTGTTTGGCACCTCGACATCGTCAGCTACAATGATGTCTGCACGAGACCCGGTCAGTTGAGATGTGATACCCAGGGACTTGACTGACGGTGCGTGGGCCGCTGGGGCTGGACCGACGTCGAATGAGATCTTACTGAATCGTTGTTTGTCTTGGGGAATGAGGTGCTTAAGTAGGGGCATCTCATGGATAAGCCTAAGAGTAAAAGTTGAGAAGTCATCTGCTCGAGTTTTTGAAGCAGAGACAACAAGTATATTCTTTGAGGGATCGAGGAGCAACTGGTGGACAACGTAAGCAGAGCAGATCCAGCTTTTTCCAACGCCTCGAAAGCCTTGAATAACTGCTCGCTTGTCTCCGTGCTGCATGTAATCCGCGATCTCATATTGAATAGTTGTGGGGGCAGGTAAGTTTAGTTGCTTCCATACAAGGTAAAGGAAGTTACGGAAGTCTTTGAGCTGTGATGCTGTTTGTTTTATGTCAGCCATTGGACGTCATGCCTACGATTCGGTCTACATTATCATCATGGAATGGCAGTGCGTTTACCAGTTCGTGTAGTGGGGAGCTATCGGTGGCAACCGCACTCACGTTGTTATCCTTGAGGAACTGCCTGACCGTCGATAGGTCTGCGGTTGTTGCCTCCCCTGACTTAACACGCATCAAGAACTCGTCGATGAGGAGGTCCTGGAGTTCGTATAGTTTATCTGATTTATCCATATTATTTAAGTTCCTTAATGATTTTGATCGCAAGGTAAGTCAGGGTTGCTAGGCCTACACCAATAGCAACAACATCGTTAACACTCTCGAGGGTAAGGGTCCCAAGGAGTCCTGTGAATCCAATGAATGATGGCATGTATGATGAGTTCATGTTACTGGGCTTTGTAAGAGTCAACGTAGCGCTGGTATAGCTCTGGGTTTTCTTCCAGGACTTGTTTTTTAGCCGCTGCATTGTAGGCGCTGAGTAACCTTCTGATTGCTTTTGCTTTCGGGCTTGCCGATGCCGTTGGGTCCCTTGGGTCTGCATCGGGCATTGCCTGGTATCGTTTGTCTTTGAACATCATCGCAAGACGATCTCGCAGAGTTTTCCCTCCAAGTTTCTTAGTCCCTACAAGTTCCATTAGCCTCGCATACGCTTGTTGGCCCGTGTCTGGGTTGTAGTAGTCCCTCATTTCTAAATCCTCAAAGCCTTGCCTTAGTTTGGTTGCTGGTTTCCCGAATCCAACGCCGAGATTACCTAGCTCGTAGTCTACGATATTCTTTGCGGCATCTTTTGAGTAAATTGGGTCAACCAATCCTTTAAGTCCTCCTGAAGACTCAAGGGTCTCAACGTCCCCTAAGAAGTTATACCTAGGTGGGAGCTTCCCTTCTAAGCCTGGTGTTCGTTTAATCATGTAATCCATGATCCCTCTAACTTCTCGTAGAGGCCTGTCTTCCTGGACGTTCATGGTTTGGTTTGCAAAGTTAGGAACAAACCCACCTGCAATACTGCCAATAAACCTTTCAGTGTTATTTACCGGATCTTTAAGAACTTTAAACAGGTTATCAATTCCTTGGACATAAGACTTGTTGGTAATGTTGTTTGAGAACGCAAGGGCCAACACTCCGAAGATTGTTCCCATGTCTTTCTCGTCGAACTCGTTGTATTCGAGTCCTTCGTTAATATCAGCAACAATCCCTAGCATAGTCGCCATTGGGTCTAAGCGCTGGTAGCTGTGAATCCTGTCCCCTATCTTGATTGAGTAAGGCTGGTTGTCTAGCTCCCAAGCCTTCCGTGCATTCTTTTCACGAGGACCATAACCACTAATCATCTTTGATGAGTCCTGACTAGCAAGAACATAGATCAATGATGCGGTCGTTGCCACGGACATGGCCATCTTTCCTCGGATCTCTGCGCGTTCTGTGCGAGTTCCTTTAGCTAGTCCTTCTCTATACTTAGAGCTCATCATGCGCGTAAAGTGCATAGGCAGGCCAAACGGAGAGCGCTCAACACCAAACGAAAGGATGTTGGTAGGGGTTCTTACAAACGGAACGATAGCGGTCATCCAGGGGTTCTGCACAATGATATTTGAGAGCCCCTTAACAATGCTGTTCTCTGAATCTTGAGTGTGAGTGTTTACCTTTGCGCCTTGCTCAGCGCGGGCCGACAGGGCTCCTCGGTTTCCATAGTCAACTTCTACCCCATCATCAGTAATGAAGCGTTTCTCTTCTTTCTGTTTTTTGATGTAGTTAGTAACAAAAGTCTCCCTTTCTGAGAACCTGAGGTTTTTCTTATCGGCTAATTCCTTAGCAGTCATCACCAGGTTCTTTTCGTTAAAGACACGCCCGGTCTCGGTGATGTGTGCGTTTACACCCTTGTGGACATACTCACCAAGTTGTTTTCCGGTCAGGCCCTTTGCTTTCCCTTTAAGGGCTAGCTCGGTCATCACATAGCTTCGGTAAGACATCGCCTTGAACAATTCGTCACCCGTTAGGAGTCCCCGTGAAGGGAGCCTTACGATAGTTCCGATGGTGTTTATAGCAGAACCAAAGGCACCTTCACGGTCTGATTGAATTGCGTTCATGCTATCTTTAGCATCATCGAACTGCCTTGAGTTAGGAATACTGATTGCTTCCCCAGACTTCGCAGCCCGCACAGCAAGGTCAAATGAATCCATGATTGCGTGAGTGTCAAAGGCGTAGCGAAGGGTTGCCCTAGCAAGCTCAAAGTCCCCAGTTAATGCGGCCCCTCCTGCCCGTTCTAAGGTCCGAAGGCCATAGGTGATCGCTGAGCCAATCATGTTGATGTTAAAGGTAGAGATACCAGAGAGCAATGAGTTGATCCAATACTCACGCACAACATCAAACATACGTTTACCCATAGACTGCTTAGCAATCTTGTTGAGGCCCGCTTCGATCCCATCAGCAGTGCGTGCTGTAAGAATTAGTTGTAGTAGCTTTTGTTGCCCCATACTGCCACGGCGATCTGCTTTGTAAGACTGGATTGCCTCCATGCTTTGCTCTTGGAGTTGTTGTAGTGAGCTATCAAACCGCTTAGACTTAACATCTCCATAAACGAACTTACGCTGAAGCAATGCCAAAGAAGGGTATCGACCATAGAGCCCCCATAGACGCTGAGTGCTGACCATTAGTTCCATCTGCTGGAGCACTTGAGCATACTTAGCATCATACATATCTAAGAGGTCCGGGTCTGCGTTCTTCTGAGTTTTCTTTAGGAGATCGCTGGCCTCCTTAGCTAAGTTGTGCACATTCTCCCCAATGATGTTGTTAAGCATCTTGATTGCAAGTTGGTCCTTAAGAATCTCATCAAAGACTCCTTCAAGCTTTTCTCCTTTAGCCTCAAGCTCTTTGACCATCTTCTGCACATTATGGGGATTTACCCCAAATGCATCACTAAGCTCCGCGTTGATTCTCTCTACACTTTGCTTGGGATTAAGTAACTCATCCGCTGATGTTTTAGGAATCTTAGCTTCCTTAGTAAGGAACTCTATCTGTTCCCCAGCGAGGGCCCTTGCAATCGTTATGAAGTCTTTCTCTTCTGAGATAGTGCGTATGACTCCTTTGATTGCATCAACGCCTCCCCCTGGCCCTGCATCTTTAAGCGCACGTTTGATTACGTCTGTTAGTGCATCTTCATAAGCTTCAGGGTCACTCGTAGCCGGGTCCATTGGGTTGCCGTCTTTATCAACAACACGACCAATAGGGACTTCGTCTTGTGGGTTAACCGCTTTGACTTTACCTCCACGAGCTTTTAGATATAGTTCTGTTTCCCTTTGGATGTTATCTGGGAGATTCCTTAAGTTGATTTCTTTCTGAGAAGCATCTAGGAAGGTTACCTCGACATGGTCAGGGCGGTCGTTGCCTTCTTTTATCTCCTTGATGCTTAAGTTAATGTTTGCGTCAGCAGCGGCTTGCCTTAAGAACTTACCATTGCGAACTTGAGTGATGATTTGCTTCTTGTTTGTTGCAAATGCATCTTCTCTTGTTTTCTTCATCGCAAATCCTATTGCTGATTCTTCAGATACAGCCTTGCGTCTATAGGTATTTATAACGTCACCATTTGGTGAAATAACTTTGACTTCAAACGAGGCGAAAGAATCCTTACTCCCTCTTTTATACTTAGTAGCCTTAAACTGATAATTGTCGATGTTAACTTTATCATCAAATTTGATAACATTAGCTTTAACAGAATCTTCACGAGCGTCTCTTGCTTTTCGTATTGTGCTATTAAATACTTTATCTACCTCCCGCATCATAGCTTTGCTATCTTCAAAAGATACACCAGCTTTTTTAAATGCTTCTTCTAGTTTGCCTTCAGAAACTCCTCGATAAAGGTCAGTCCCACTAAGTTCTTTAACTTGCTTTGCAAACTCTTTGTTAATCTTAACCTTATACTTAGTGGCAGCGTTCATCAAGAACCCTAAGCCCTTTTCAAACTTAGCACCTGCCCCCGCTAGGCTCATCTGCTCAAGCCCACTTATCTCATCATAGGCATCTATAGGAGTATACCTTCCTGATACTGTCTCAGGGTTTTTACCTGACATTCTGAAGGTTTGGTTGTCCTTAAATACTGAATTACTAACGGACAATACCTCATCGAGCATAGAGGACTCTTGAGGTTTAAAGCCAAGTATCTTAGCAATCAACTCTTTAAACTTTGTGTATACAGTCGCAGGTTTCTTGCCTTTAGTGATTGTGATTGAAGCTAGTTCCCGTTGGAACTGAGGGTCCATGAAAGCCTGAGTGATAAACTCATGGATGTTACCAATGCTATATTGAGCACCTTTTCTCATAACCTCATCAGGAACTCCTGCAGCCCCTTTCTTACCTCCCTGACGTAAGAGTGCTGATTGCCCCAGCCGATCTACCGCTGTTAAGTAGAGGTCTCCCAGTTCTCGAAGCGAAGTGGGAACTTGCTCCCCCTTCGTATTCTCACCTGTTTTTACTAGTTTTCTTAGTTCGTCTAGGTATGCAGTCCCTTTAACGGATTTACCTTTTGAGTCCCTAATGGAAAAATTCTTATATATAATATTAGACGAAAGAGAGTGAACATATTCGTGCACAACTGTAGAAAGTTGGTCGTCATCATAAAGCCTAACTCTTGATTGTTGATTAGCTTTTACTTCATAGGAAGCCCTTCCTTCTTTTCCTACTTCTATCTCAACCTTCTCTAAGGTATCTCCAAACCTATCTCT